TATCAGGAAGAGTTGGCAGAACTGAAGCGCCGCTTCCCGCACGCAAAGACGATGGACGACCCCAACGTCATCGAACACTGGAACGCAGGGCAGGTCGAACTGCTGTTGGCCCACCCTAAGTCGGCAGGGCATGGCCTGAACCTACAGCATGGTGGATGCCACATGGTGTTCCTGTCGCTGCCGTGGTCGCTGGAATTGTACGAACAGACAATCGGGCGCCTGCACCGCAGCGGCCAGACGAAAGATGTCTGGGTCTATGTGATGTTAACCGAAAAGAGTATTGACGAACGTATATGGGCGTCGCTGCACGACAAGCGTGCGGTGTCCGACATAGCATTAGAGGAATTGAAAGATGCGAACTAAGTTTTTTCCTTACGTCTGCCGTTATGTTAACGGCGAAGGCGCATGGCTGTCCGCCTATTATGATAAAGATTTTGATAAGCGGCCAGCCGGCATGATGATTAAAGGCGGTGGGGTTAAAGAAGGCGATGAAATCTCTATCGCGTTTCTTGAACAGCCGGCAACGGCTAGGCAAATTGTAGGACTTGATAAATGAGTAAGCTAAACTGGCGGTCGATGATCGCCGTGCTGTCCGACCTTACGGAAGCCCAACTAAAAGATGCGCTGGACGTTGAACTGGAGACGCACAAGCGGCCAGCCCTCGCCCGGCGGTTGCATCAGCGTTACTCCGCAATGCGGACGGCGCGGGAGCGTGTCGAGATTATGAAGAGGTTGAAGAAATGATAGACGACAAGAGCGATGCTGGGTCGTGGGCAGAAGCGATGGCGTTCAAGGACGCCGTCAACCCAGACCATTACAAGCGCGGCGGGATTGAAGCTATTGACTACATTGAAGCCAAGCTGTCGCCGGAAGAGTTCGACGGATACTGTCTTGGCAATATGCTGAAATACTTGAGCCGCTTAGGCCATAAGGACGAAGCGGCTCAAGAGATGCGTAAAGCTATTTGGTACGGTGAGCGTTGGTTACAGGCGAGGGACACTCGCGCGCAGGAACGCTAGAGCGCCTGCGGTGAAGGCAGCGTTAGCCGCCGTCATCAAGTCAGTGTCGCCGACCAGATAGCTGGCGGCGGCGGAGAGAACGCCCATTGCAGCCAGAACGTATGTGCGATAACCTTTAAGCATATTAGTTTCCTTTCGGGTAGGACTTCCAAGGCAGTTCCCAATGCGGGCCATCCTTGAACGTCCGCCAATCGCCGCCCCACTGGAGCGGCACTTTTTCAGCCGCCGCAGCGGCCTTCACAATCTTGGCTAACCGATGGTAGAGCGGCCAGTCCCAAGATACTTTACCGTCGATCAGCGGCGCTAAATCGACAGCGTGTCCTGTAATGTGACGTGAGTTCATTGTCTTTGACGCGCCCTGCTTGACCAACTGCGTCTGGCGCGCGACGGTACGCAAGCCTTCTAGCACCGTGAAGTCAAGGTCCGACAGCGCCGCGGCCTTCTTGACGACGCGGACAAGGTCTGGATGCACGCCCTCAAGCCGCGACAGTGACCGCGTGCCAAGGACGATGCTCATTTCACGCCTAGCACGCTTATTAGTATGCCTATCAGCAGCACAATAATTGTACCGGCGGCGCCCATGCCGACGCTCTCCAGACGCTTCAGGCGCGCGCAGATACTGTCGTACCTGAACGTGCAGACCTGCTCGTGCGTGTTGAGTTGTGCTTGGGTCTGGTCAATAGAAGTCATGGATTAGCGTCTCATCATGTTGCGTGATACGGTGCCGTATATCGGCACGGCGTAGCCTTCGGAATAGTCAATGTTTATCAGCGGCTCACCAGTTTCAGGATCGAAGTCAGGGAAATTAAATTGTTCACCCATCGTCTGCGGCGTCATACCTGCCACACCTGTTTGCACCACGGCTTGCTGTCTGGCGGCAGACGGTGCCTGCGAACCATACAAAAGTTTGTTCACGTAATCTTCGGCAGCACGCACCCGTAGCAATTCGCCCGCTTGACGTGGCGACGCCAGCGCAGGAACTAAATTACGCATAGTGTTCTCCGACGCCTTTTGCGCCGCCTTAACGCCAGCTTCTTGAGCAGCTATGCCGCCGCCGTAAACGTGCGGCAGACCGCCTGCTACGCGGGCGGCGGCGGTGAATATGTTTGGCACGGTCGGCTCCAACATACCGCTGACCTTAGCTGTGACGCCTTGGGGGAAATTTAATTTTTGCGACTGCGACAAACCTTCAAGCCCTGTCTGTGCTACCGCGCGTTGCGCTTCAATATCGCGGCCCAGCTTGTTAGCAGTAGCTAGATCGGCACCCTGCATTTCTATGTTGATGTCGTACCGACCGGGGCCAAAGTTGGTTTCGACAAAATCAGGGTCTTCACCCTTCATTACCTTGGCAAACCGTGCTTCCGGTAGTTTGGCAAGTTCGCGCTGAAATTGCTGGCGCTCAATATTTTTCATACCTTCAGCAAACGTGTTCAGATATTCACGCCAACCTTTACCGCCAGCCGCTTCAATAGCGTCATCAATTAAAGGCTGCGCTTCACCAACAAGCTGCGCTGTGCCTTGGCGCAACGCTTTAGGGTCTGTCGTATCTAAAATATTACGTACAAAATTACCCATTTCGCGGCGGGCTAAATAAAGCCCTGTAGCATCAATGACGCCGCCCATTTTAGCGGCGCGACGCTCCAGATTGTTTGCAAATTCTGACAGTATCCTAAACCGATCAGGGCTTACAAATTCAGCCTCCGACGCTTTTTGACGCAGCGTAGATACTAAGCCTGAAATATCTAACGGTTGTAGCCCTTGCGCGCGCAAATTAGCTGCGGCGGCTTCTGCTGCGCGGGCATCTGCTCCTGCCGCGACCGACCTATCCGCCGCTTCGCCCCCAAAGCGTTCCAATCCGGCGACAATCTCACGCTGCCGTTTTATATCGGCAGGTAAACGCAAGCCACTTTCACGGATAAGAGTTGCGCTCCGGTCGTTCGCCGTGAGCAGCCGCCGCGCGTTCTCAGCTTCTTCAGATGCCAACTGGCGTAGGCGCGCGGCTTCCCTTTCAAGCGGAATAACTTGTGTTCGCCCAATGTCAGACGCCCCAAGCGCCCCTTCGCGCTGCGGACCTGTTACATCCTGCAACGCTTTTTTAGTTTCTGCTATATTGCTTACGGCTTCCGTCTGGGTTTTACCGCCTGCGATAACTTCACGCATACGGTTCTGCCCTGCGGCGCGCTGTTGCGCTACGCGGAGAAGCGGCGCGGCTTCTTCGCTCGCGCTTGCAATCTTAGTGGCTGCGGCCAGTTCTGGCGTGAGCAAACCGCGCGACGCCAGAAACTCAGCCGTGTTGGCTTTGATGTTCTTCGGTGCGTTTCGCAGCGCCTTTTCAATTTTGGTGGCGTTCTGGTCAATTACCTCACGCAAAATTCGAGCGGCTTCTACTGCTCCAGCGCGGCCAGCTAAAATATCATAAGTTTTACCTGCGCCAAACTTGAGCATATGTCCGAGGACAGGTACAGTAGCGCCAGCCAATGCAGCATCGGTCAAATCTTGATCGGTAGCGGCAGCAGCTATGAGGCTTGAGATAGAACCGCCAGCAGCACGAAGGCCGACCCGCGCCTTGCGTGAGCCAGCTATAATCTTACCTTCTTTTACAGCGGCCCTTGTCGGCGCAGCCACGCGCGTGCCGCCAGATGTTACAGCCCGGCCAATATTTTGTACCACTGCGCCTGCTCGCGGCAAGACCTTGGTAAGCGCCTTGCCGCCTAGCTGTATTGCGCCGCCGCCGGCTATGGCTAGCGGCGCCGTACCTACAATTTCACCGCCAAGTTTACCGCCCGCAAAGGTCTTGGGGTTAGCCTGCTGCCGTTCAGCGGCGTATTTCGCCAGCCGTTTTTCAGTTTGCGCTTCTCTAGCTTTATATTTTGGCCCTTTAGCGTATGAAAAAGGGTCAAGGTAGCTTAACTTTTCAGCAATCGGTTTCAGTCCGCGCTCAAAGCCAGATACGGCAGACGCAATCTTACTGCCAGTGGCGCGCAATGCGCTCTTCTCATCCGCACGCTGTTTCGCTTGCTGCCTTGCGTAGCGTTGTTTAGGTGTTTCCTTAACGCGAGTACGTTTGATCTCCGCCGCAATTTCACGCGCCGCAACGTCATCGCCAGCGGCATCTGCTTTCATCAAAGCATCTTCTAATTGCGCTACAGTCGCCATGTTTTATAGTCCGTATTTTGCGCGGGTTTCCGCTGAAAGCCTGCTGGTCGGCGTCTTGACCGGCGTTTTTTGCTTGGGTAAGTCTTTTGTGCTGATGTACCTATCGGACACCTTTGGCACTACTAACCGCAGCCGCGGGTTGTCCTTCAACACATCACCGTACACACCGTCATATTCGCGCTGGGCGCTTTGGTATGTGCGGTATAGTTTCCGGCGCATATCTATCAATTCAGCGTCGAACGTAGCTGGTTCGCCTGTCTGAATTAGTTTGCTGGCCGCTTGCTCTACGATCTTAGCGTCTTTGTCGGTCGGGTTGGCGCCGACCGGCGAGGCGCCAGTTTCGGTAGACTTACGCATATCAATCAACGACGTAAGCGTAGCAGTATTTTTAATCTTATCAAAAGCAGCCTGTGCGTCAGCGCGCGCGCCGGTCTGCAAAAGCCGCGGTAAGTTGCCTTCAATCGCGCCGACAATTGAAAAACGGTTCGGGTTACGCAACAACTCATCTATGGTGTTGATGCGGTCAGCTACCTCGCTGAGTATGCCTTCAGTAGCATATTTTGCTCTTGTCGCGTTTGATTTTTGCTCAACAGCACGTTCCGCTAGCTTAGTTGCTTTTGCAATCTCCGGCGCCATTCGCAAATTTACATCCGCGGTAGCTTGCGCCTCTGTTGTTTTTTCCGCGCCGAGGCGACCCAAAGGCACCACCGATGTTCCGGGTGCCAACGGTACATTAGGATCGCGTTTCATAACCGGCTGGTATTGCGCCAGCGTCTGCTCCATTGGCGGCGCGCCGCGTAAGCCAGCGGTCTGCGATTGCATCCGCTGCCCACGCAAATCAGCAAACTGCGATTGCTGCCCCATTCCGCCGGGTTGCAGCTTAATGTTATTGGCTTGGATCATGTCCATGAACGGCTGTTTGTTCTGCGCTGGCGCCAACGCCATAAGCTGATCGAAGTCTGCCTGCGCCATCATGCCCGTCTTAACCGCAGCGTCAACAATCTGCTGCGCCACTTCAGGTGTCATCTGCACGGCGCCTGCGCCGCCCATGCCGCCGCGCGTAAAGGACGCAGGTGTGTCAGTCATACCTGTTTCGCTTTGTATCCGACGCAAATCTTCTTGTTGAGTTGCGTTTAGAGGACGTGTCTCGTCAGGCCCAAATGTCATAGGCGCGTCAGCCGCCGCCGATGGACCGCGCTCCATAGCGGATGGTTGCGGCGCTGTCGGCGTTGCGCGGGGCGGCGTAGCCGCGCCAGCCATAGGTATCGCCCTTGTGTTAGCGTCAATACCAGTAGTGATTTGTACGGGCGTACCCGCTGGCACACGGCGCCCTTGAGCATCTACGCCGCCTTCAGCGGCGATTTCCACGCTGGCTTCAGCGTTGGGTATGGCCTTGTCGAGATACTCGTCTGCTTTCATAATGGCAAAAGTCAGCGCGTCTTTGTTAAACGTAGGTGCGATTTCGCGCATGACTGCCGCGGAGTCAGGGTCAATAGCGTCTGCTTGTTTAAGCCAAAGCTGATATGCCGCTTCTGACCCAGATTTTAAAACGCCTACACCCCTGTTGCGAAGTTCTGTCATCCCTGCAATGCGGAAGGCTTGGTCTTCTTTACGCACATTCAATCGCTGTGTTTCCGCTGCCCGCGTTTCACCCGCCTGTGCGTACTCCATATCCTGACGTATACGCTCACCCTGAAGCTGCGCTGCGCGCTGTTGCGACGCCATGTTCATCATGTTCGCCATCTGCGCTGTAGCACGGGCAGGATCAGGAAGCTGCGGGCTGCGGGCCTGAAGGGCTATCATCTGGTTTGGCATAGTTTATTCCACAAAAAAATTATGAATATCAATAAGGCGCGCGAGGCATAGTAGTGCTGGGAGTATATGGCGGAATATATGGTGTCCCGCCGCCGACGCCGCCGGTGCGCCCGGGTATATTACTGCGGTAATAATCCATCATCGCGTTCTGCATGGGTAACTGCCCTATCGTCCCCCCGATTTGACCTATCGCGTTTGTCAGCGCGTTGGCTTGACCGATGTAACCAGATGCGCGGGCTTGGCCGGCGCCGTAGATGTTCGACGCTTCGTTCTGGCCCATTTGACCAGCGGCGCCTGTCATCACATTGGTCGCGGACTGACCAGAACCCATCAGCGATTGCAGCGGATTAAGACGCGCGGATCGCTCGATTTGGAAACGGTTAAATGCGTTCTGATACTCTTGGCTTGCCAAGTCCTGACCGAAACGCTGGATGCCCTTCATAGTGCTGCCCGACAAAAGATTGCCGCGCGCCGCTGCCGACCGCTCTAGCGCCTTCATGCCTTCCGCTTGACGGAAAGCGTAGCCGGGGTCTTGCTGGAATTGGTCGGTGCCAAAGGCTTTCGCCATGCTGCCGTAGCCAGCAGCGGTCTTGTCGCCGCCGATGCCCAGCAACTGCATAATCTGGTCTTGCGCGGTAATACCACCTTGGCGAAACGGCTCTTGCAGTTCCATTTGCTTTTGGAACATACGCTCCTGTGCAGCGGTCGCGTCGCGCGCGGCTTGCTCTTGTACTCTGGCTGCTTTTTTAGATGCTTTACCCGCAATCGCGCCGCCAGCCAGTGAAGATGCGGCGGATACGCCTGCTGCGATTGCCATGCCTGTGGTGATTGCCATCAGTTTAATCCCTTTACAAATACACGTTCTGTGGGCGCGTATCCTAAGCGTCCGTACATTTTTGCCATAGTCGTGACGCGGTCGTTGTCCAACGCAATCATAAACATGGCTTCGGCTTGTTTACTCTTACCCCATTTTTCTATCTCTTGAAACAGCAATTTTGATGCTGCTCCACCCCGTGCGTCAGGCTTGATATACCACCACAACTCCTGCGCCACCAGCTTCGATGGGTTGAAGTACATAGGGTACGCAATCGCCGCCGTGATGCCGACTATTTCGGTATCATCTTCAGCCACCAAAACAACCATGTTTTCGTTGTCCAGCGCGCCTTCGACGAACGCCGCAGTGCTGTCACGGTCGAACGGGATCAGATGGTTGACAGGTGTTGTCGCCACAAACGCTTCCGCCAAGTCCATATAGCTTGGTATGTCTTCGACAGTAGCAGTGCGGACTGTCACCGGCATTAGCTAACCAGACGACCTGACGCGCGGATGTTGATGGCCGACGCCGTACCAGCGATGGTGCTGATGAAGCCATTGTTGGGCAGCACATGGCCGACCAATTCAGGAAAGGTGTAAGTCTCACTAGCCTGAAGCGTTTTTGACTTGACAATCAAGTTATCGTTGCCGGCGCTGCCCGCAGCCGTGACAAGGTTGACGCTAATCGTCGCAGCCGTCGCGCTGTAATTGGTCGCAGTAAACTTGTCGATGATCGTCTGTACGCCATTCGACGTGTACTGCGTTGTCTGCGTATTCTCCGCCGTCTTGGCGGGGATGATGTTACTAATTGATACGGCCATTTATACCTCCAAGGAACTCACGTTGTCAGTCACGGTCAAAATAATTGATGGGATGGCTGGGTGAACAGCCGTGGCAGGGTCTGAAAACAATGTTATGCCGGTGTTGTCTACTTCCCACATCAACTCAAAATAATCGCCTGCGTTCATCTGTAGCAGAAAGTTCCACGCTGCGACATCCTCAGAGTTGTTTCCTTGAATACGAACGACGGTTGCGCTGTTGGTTACGTCGGTGCCATTCTTGCGTAGCCACACCCAAACGCGGTGAGCGCCGCCGCCAGTATTAATAAACTGCGCGGAAAATTGGATGTTGTAGATGTTAGACCGGTCAACATAAATGCGCGACGTTGGTGTGCCGCGTGTGACACCGTAAGTTATATCGGTGGCGTTAAACGTCATGGCATAGGCCGTGTTAATGACAGCGGCGGTCTGATCGGTCGTGTCGTAGAACGAGCCGTAGCGCGGTGAGATAAATTCTTTTGGCGGCGGCGCTAATGCCAGCGCCTGAAGCTGTGACTGAATGACCGCGATTTCGCTTTCCGACGCGGCAGGCGGTGCGCTGGCGGTAGCTTGCGCGAGGCTGTTTACCTTAGCGTCCACATCTGCCGTCGCGCTGCAACAGTCAGGCGCGCTTTCGGTCGTCTGCGCCAGCGACGCCAGCATGGCGTCATAGGACGCTATCAGCGACGTAGCGTCAGGCGCTAACTCGACTTCATCTTGGTTGGATTGCGTTGCGGTCAACAGCGACAGGAAGAACCGATACCATTCACGGCTGATAGCGCCTGACCGCGGGTCGATCAGATCGACGCGCGGCGGCGTTAGCTGCGTAGGGTTAATCGGTGAAAGCGCCATTAGGCCCGCGTCCCTGACAGGAGCAGTTCAGCACCCATGATGTAGATGCGGACAGGGTCAGTCCCTGACGCCTCGTAGACGCGGTCGCGTATCTTCAGTGTCGCACCAAGGCGGCGCCAGATTGTGCGGTAGCCAGACCGGCCAATCTGCCCCATCGACTTCCAATGTTCGTTCGACCATGTATGGCCGCCATCGTCGGACCAACGCAGCATCACTTGCGGATTGCTGCCTTGGCCGTTGTTCAGACCAACGCCTGTCTCGCAGTCAAGCTGCATGGAGTGCTGGATAGTACGGGCGAGGTTGTTAGCGCCTGTCGGCAGCGCCCGCCATGACCGCAGCCATTTCTGCGGGTCGCCGTCGTCGGAATACTCTTCAAGGTCAAACTTGTATATCTTGCCGTTCTGGTAATCGCCGATGACGTTCTGGCTGTTAAAGTACATCTGGCTATTGCCGCGGTGGCGGTTGAACTGCCCTGCGGTAAACGACGCGCGCTCATGCCATGCACCTGTCGCAACGTCGAACACCCAAGTCGTGTTAGCGGTCGGGAAGTTCAGAACGTAGAAGCTGTGGCCGTCCTGCTGATACGTGTAGCCGACAGCGTCCGAGATGTCGGCATACTCTTGCATCTGCCATTCGATAGCGTGCGTTGACACGCGCTGGCCGATGTAGCCCGCAGCGCGGTAGACGATGCCTTGACCGCGGGCGTCCTTGCCCAGCCAGTAAATCTGGTTGTCCATCTTGGCGATGCTGTACGGCGCCGCGCAGCCCAGTTCGTTGAACGCACCTTGAATACGCGTTAGCGGGAAGTCGAGCAGCCCAGCGTCGTACCAGACTTCGGTCGAGTTGGTGCCGAACACCCAGACTTCGCGGTGGTCCACAAAGACCGCGACCACATTGTCTGGATTGCTTTCGGCGCTGGCAAACTCCAGCGGATCGACAGCCGTGCCGTCGAGCAGCGACGTCACCCAGATTTTCTGTGTGCCGGGTTCGTTGAACACGAAATAGCCGTCGATGTAGCCGACCGTGCCTGCACCGGGGAAGTCAGGGTCGGTGATTTGCTGGAACGCGTCAGTGCTGGAGTTGTAGATGTAGCCCTGCGGGTTAGCGGCGATGAATAGCTGCGTGCCGTTGTCGGCCATGCTGACAGGGCCAGTGCCGCCTATGGTGCCTTTGGCAACCGCGTTCCAGTTGCTGTCAATCTGGAACAGTGTAGGGCCAGACACAACGTAGCCGTAGTTGCCGAACTGCCATTGCCCACGGATAGGGCCGATGCCGACCGTAGCCAGACGGGTTAGCCCCGGCGCGCGCTGGAGAAAGGCTGGTTCTTTGCCGCCCTCCGGTACGATTTCCGGAAAGAGGTTGACCATACGGTTGTCTGCGGCGTTGACGCTTCTTGCGACATACGCCGACCCAAGGATCGGCGTCTTCATCAGTAGTTGCCCGCGAAGATGTTGAACCGCTGACGCGTCGCCACGATGCTGTACGGCATGGACATGATGTCGTCAGGGTTGTTGATGCGCTTCAGGTTGCGCTTCGATGCCATAGCCAGACGCGACACCTGCGGTGACGGCTCTACGCCAAACTCAGGTGCCATTTCGCACGCCAAGTTGTAACGGAACGCACGCAGATAGCCGGGCGGGAAGTGCAGTGTGGTCGCCAGCGTTGCAGGCTGGGTGAGTTCTTCGACCGAAATGAAGTGCCATTCCAGTTCGCGCGTAGGGCGCGGATAGATGTACATTTCGATGTCGGGGAACGTCATGTTGACGAAGATAACCTGCGGGTAGGTAGACGTCACGGTCTTGACCGCGATGCCGTTGTACTGCTGCTGGTTAATGAATTTGATGCCGTAGCTGACGCCGGTGCCGGGATCGCGGAAGTACGTCGAGTCCTCAAGCAGCACAGGGCGGTTGCCGGAGAAGTCGCCAGAAGGGCCAAGCGTGCGCGATAACTGGCCGGCAGGCCACATGAATACTTGGTCTTGCGTCGAGAAGACCGCGAGGCGCTCAGTGTTCCAGCTATCAATCATCTGGTTCATGGCGCGCAGTGCGTCTTGCGACGTTTCAGCCGATGGAACTTCGCCTTCTGCCAGAACGCCTAGAAGCCTAAGCGAACCGTTAATTATGTCCCCAGCCGTTTCCATTGGTTAGTCTTCCTGCGTTGCGCGGCGGCGTTTGCTGCCTGCCGACATTTCGTTAACGGGCGCCACTACAGGGGCGTCAGGGTAAAAGCGTTCCCAACCAAACTCTTCGTCGCTGCGCGCTTCCTCTTCTGAGATAGCAACTTTTGCGCCGTGGACGTCGTGAACAAGGTAGATAACAGCCATAAAAACTCCGTAAAATGGACGGCCCGAAAGCCGCCCAGATTAATTAACTGATCGCCATGAACTGCCACTTGGTGCCGTCTGCGTAGAACAGCTTGCCAAGGCCAGTTGCATTGGTTGTGATACCAAGCGAACCAACAGGGGCAGAAGTGGTTGTCGTGTTAGCGGTGATTGCAGTGCTAAGGATATAGACGCGGGCATTAAGGTTGGCAGCGACAATATCGCCAGTAGTCTGGATGATAGAAGCGATAACGCCACCGTTTGCAACAATCCCGCCGCTGACAGTTACGCTTTCAAATGAAGGATCGGCGTAAGCAACGCCTACTGCTTTAGTATTAGGCATGATTGATCTCCTGAAAAGGATGCCCCAGCCTAAGCTGGGACAAACCTATTAGCCCGCGATACGATACAGATTGTATGTTTCAGCGCCAGTTTTAACGGCACGGAACAATACGCTCTTGGACGCAACGCCTGCGCCGGAACCAACCAACGTCCAGCCTGTGCCAGCGGTGATTGTAGGTACGCCGGTGCTGGTAGCAACCAAAGAAAACTCAAATGCTGAGTTAACTTTTGCGCTGCTGATGTCAGCGTTTACGCCGCCAACGCCAGCAACGGCAGGAAGCGCGAGGTCAGCCGTGCTGCTTGACGTGTAAACGACAAGACCGCCAGCCAGATCAGCAGTGGTTAGCGTAACACCTGCGGTGTACGCAGTAGGGATAGCGGATACGCCCAGCGTGACTTCGCCGAGGTTGCCGTCGCCAACTTGATAACCGCCGGCGCCATTAGGTAGAATAGCCATGATATAAATCCTTTAAAAAGTTTGGCCTCCGGCGAACCGGAGGCCGTGATTAAATTAGCCCCACATCCGGACGGCCATTTGCGGACGGATCGTGCTGTAGCCATACAGAACGTCAATACGGCAAGGCATACGGTCGTTGTTGATGTCGTACTGACGAACAACGCGAAGCGAGATGCCGTTGTGTACCTGACGCGAAGCCATGTCTACACCCTGTGGGAGCAGAAGGTCGGCGGTTGCGAAGGTGATGGCATCCTTGTGGTATACGAGGTTCTGCGCGTACTGCGACGACGCTGCACCGACGAATACAACAGCCTTGCTGTTGCCGGGCAGTGTGTTGACAGTGGCAAGCGCGTGACCAGCCGAGTAGATTGGTGCAACAGTGATGTTGCCTGCACCGCCGCTCGAAAGCGCAACGTCTGCAAGAGCAACGAACTGGAACAACGAACCTGTGCTTTCACGCGTCTGTGGGTTAACTGCAAAGCAGTCAGCTACAGTGAACACGTCGCCAGCCTTGACGGTTGTGCTTGTACCAGCGCCAGTGATGGCGATGGTGGTCGCGCCTTCCGACGTGACAGCAGCCGAAGTCGAACCGCCGGTTGCAGTACGCGAACCAGTGGTGAACTGCTTGATGGACTGCGACATATTGATTTCGTCGAAACCAAGTACGCCAGTACCCATCATGCCGTTCTTGAACTGCTTGCTGATGGTGTCGGTTGGGTTGAA